TCCTGTCATTGGCTGAACACCAACCAACTCGTTAGCGATAACTGTTGGCATGACACGACGGATAACTGGAAGAATCACACGGTTTAATGTAGCGATGTTACCAGCTGTTGTTGTACCGGCTGTAGATTCAGCTAGTAACTGCTTTTTGGTGTTTTCTAAGATTACACCCATTGTTGAACGGCGAGAACCTTTAAGACCTTCAAGTAGGGCTTCTTTGGTCTCGTCCCAACGACCTTCTAATAGAACTTGTGACATAATTATATTTCTCCTAATTTCAATGTCTTAATTTTAAAGTCCTGCCAAACGTCTAATGTCAATCACGTTATCACGCGGTTCAACATCAAATTGTTTAGTAGCTTTATCTCCTGTCATTACTTTTTTAACACCTTCAGACAAAACTGGTTTAGTAGTTTTATTTGTAGATGAATTTGTAAGTACTGCTGGTAGATACTTATCGAAAGATGATTGCAAACGGTCTGTTTGTACACTTTCTAGTAAGTCTCGCATTATAGTTTGCTTTTCCTCATTTAGAGTTCCAAGTAACTTATCCATTGCTTTTTTACGTTCAACAGATTCTTTGATAATACGAACTTCACGTTCCTTTGTTTCAATTAGCTTCTTAGCGTTACTAATTGTTTTGATAGACTCATTCAACTTAACGTCTTTCTCAGTTAATGCTTGCATTAACTTACGTGTTTCTGCCTTCTCATTTAAGTGAGTAGAACTGAATTCACTTGCAAAACTTTCAAAGATACGGCGACCAAAATCGTTTTCACGTGCTGATTTGATATCTTCTTTCAATTGACTGATTTCACCCTTTAAATGTCTAGCGATAGCATCATTAACACGTTTGCCACTTTCGGCAACAAATTTTGTCTTTAATGTTTCTAAATGTTTACGACCTTCAGCAACTAGTTTAACTTTTGCTTCTACAACTGCTTGTTTGTCTTGTGAGAATTCTTTAATCTCACGTGCCAAAGCGTGAACAATAAATTGCTCTAACTTTTCTTGACTCTCAAGTTGAACTTTACGGTCATTGCGTAATTCTTTAATTTCTTCTGATAATTTTGTTACCATAAAATTATTGAACTTGCTTAGATTTTCGTGAAGTTTTTGTTGTGCTCTCACACGGTCTTCATTCATGGCTCTTTTTTCTTCCTGAAATTCTTGGATCTCAGTAGTTAAGCCTTCACTAATCATTTTATCTAGGGCTTCTACCATTATTTCTTTATCGTGCTCATAGCGTTGTGCGAATTCTTCTCTTAATTCAGCACGTACTTGTTCACGGGCTTCATTCAACTTAGTCTCCCATGCTTCGTTTAAAGCAGTAGAAGTTTCTTCGTTAATAAGTCCACTTTCAAGTAATGGTTTGATTGCATCTAACATGCGTAATCCCCTTATTTAATTTTAAGATCCCTTATAAGACGAGTTACCTCTTCTTGTAAGTATCTTTGTACCTTCTTGTCGTTTTGTGCATCTTTTGCCATACCCAACATTTTATGTCCATGACTCATATTCATCATGCCTTCATAAATTGCTTTAGGATAAGCATTAGGTGCACTTGGCTGTGCGACAATATCCACAGTGACTATTTCAAAGTCACTTACCTTACCCGTTGCATCATCAACGTTTCCGCTGCCTCTGCTAGATACTCCTAATTTGACACCACTTTCTAACATTGTAGAAACTAGTTGCCCCATTGGCGTTGGTAAAATTTTTAATTTACCAAAACCATTTGCACCGTCCATCCACATAGATGTAATCATATGTGATACACGGTCTAAATTGATTTTTAAATCATCTGGATGATCTACTTCACCAAGAACACTATATCCTTCATGGATTTGTTCATTTAGTGTTTTGACTGCCATCTCAATTTCATCGACGGGGTAGACACGCTCATTTGCGTTTCTAACCCCACCTTGAATGAAAATCCCCTTCATGTAAAGAGATTTTTTACTACCTTCGCCCTCACTTTCAACCACCATTGAGGCACGGTCGAATGTGAGATGCTCTTTGAGATATAAAGCCATTATCCCAGTTTACCTTACTTTACAATCTTCTTTGTAGTCTTTTTAGACTCAATTACAGATTTATGATTTTCACCGTCATCACCAAACTTTGGCTTAGGAGCTGCTTCACCCTTTTCAGAGAACTTAGCACCAGGGGCATTCTTAAATGATCCTGCACCTTTTACGTCCTTTGTTGTAGGAGCTAACACACCACCTTGTGTACCACCTTTACCGCTATCTTGATAACCTTTGTTCAAGTTAGCTGGGCTTGCACCATTACCATTGATAGATGGCTTTGTTAGTGTTGGGCTCTTTGTTTGAACGCCGTTATCACCATGTGTGACGCTTTTAACTGCTTGAAGTTGAACAGACTCATCTAATTTGTCTTCGTCTTCTTCTTCGTCTTCGTCATCATCTTCGTCATCTTTTTTACTGTCTTTTTTGTCGTCTTTTTTATCGTCTTTTTTCTTCTTGAGCCATTCTGGTTGTTCACCTTCCATCATGTCTTCTTCGCCGCCAAAATCTTCGCCGTCTTCTTCGCCTTCTTCATGACCCATCATAGCTTCAAATTCAGCCATTAGTTCATCTAATTTGTCTTCTAAGTCAACTACGCGGTCTTCGATATTGCCTTCGCCCTCTTCGCCTTCTTCATCATCCATTGCATCTGGGTCTAAGTCAATTTCTTGACTGTCATCGTCATCACTTGGGATGTCAGAAAATTCATCTTCTTCTTCAGTCATTCCGTTTTCTTCAACGTCAATCTCATCTAATAGACCGCCGACTCCGTCATGACTTCCCATGCCTTCCATTCCCATTTCTTCATCCATCAAACCTTCATAGATTTGACGGCTTTTTTCTACTACGATATCGTGAAATAACGCACGTGCTTGTTCTTCATTCTCATTGATAATTAATTCAATAAGTTGTTCAAATTTTTTGTTGTCCATTGTTTGGTTCTCCTAAGTTAATGGCTTTGTAGAATTATTTATAGGGTAATGCAAAAAACTACTCAATAAGATAGCATTTTTTGCGTTTATTACAAGAATATGTATATTTTCTTATAAAGTCGGCATGCCGCCAACTGCATCTGGATTAACAGGAGTATATTGTTTACGTATTTTCTTAAGATTGCTAGCACGTTCATAATTTCTAACGTCTAACATTTTGCGTAATTTTCTTAATTGTCTAAGAGTTAGTTTAGTATTACGACTTTGTTTCCACTTGGGTTTACTGTTATCCGCACTGGTATCCTGGTACCCCTGCGGTGCTTTATCAAACATTTCAAACAGTTTCATAAATGTATTTATCTTACATTGGAGGAGTAGGGCCGCCGCCTGCGCCGCCCGGTGGCATTGCTTCTGGACCAGCAACACCTAACCCTTGTTCAGGTTCTACTTGGCCTTGCATATTTTCAGGATTTTCCATATCTTCCGCGTTCTCAGTATCACTTTCAATATCACCTTGGTTGATACCGATACTACGTAAATCACTGCCCTTACTCTCACTATCCTCTGGTTTTTCACGTTCTTCAAACCACAATGTGCTATTTTCTTCTATCTCTTCCTTAGTTAATCCTAAGAAACGTTCCATTGCAAAACGTTTAGCAATATATGGAAATGCTTCCATAGCTTGAAATACAGTAACTCTAGCAGTATCTAATTCACTTTGACGATAACTTGCAAAGTTTTGAGGCTCGTTGAATTTAATGTCGAACAAACCTGAATCAATGTTCAATCCTCTCCAACGCATGAATAGTTTAAATTCTTCATTTAATTTTTTAGCGATATAATTTTGTAATCTTTCGCAATATTGATTGAATCTAAACTCTTGAATCATAGCCGTTCCAACACGGCCGTCGTTCATTGGAGTAGGACTATCTTCAGGTCCTTGTGGTAAATATGAACTTGGTACACGTAAACCACGTGCTAATCTATTGTTAAAATAACGTAAATCGTCAATTTCTCCAAGATTTTGTCCACCGGATAACGTAGTTACATCACTACCTCTACCACCTTCTCCAACTGGGAAAAAGTAATCTTCGTTCATTGATAATGGATTATAAGTAGCATCCATAATACTTGATCCGCCGCCTACACTTGGAATACGTCTTTGGTGTATTTCGTTTTTGATTCTGTCAACGAAAGCCATAGCCATATGTGCCGGCATATTACCTACATCAATTTTAAACACTCTACGCTCAGGTGCACGTTGCACACGATAGATAAGAACTGCATCTTCTAATAGTTCTTTTTGCTTGTAAACTTTAAAGATATTCTCAAGTACTGATTGTCCAAAGGGCCAGAATCTATCTAAGCCTTCTGTTAAACTTAAATGTAATACGTGTTTAGCATCAATTGCTGCTTCATTGATACCTAAATTAAAACGACTTCCGGCTGTTCCATTTGGCATACTGGGAACTGTATATCCTGCTCCGCTAGGTCCACCGCCACCTGTTCCACCAAATCCTGTTGCAGGATTAGATGCAAAGTCTGTGCTTGTTTTTTCAGCAATACTTAAATTTTGTAAGTTTGGGTTTATATCTTTAATAACATATTGTTCAGGCTTCTTGCCTTCACTTTCATTCACAATTACACGTGTAACTTTTGTCATGTCTACCCAGTATAATTTAAAGTCTTCTGGGTCACGTACAAAAACCTGATCTCCGTATTTGATAGTATTACGGAAAATTTTGAATGCTCTAGTATCAAACTCTTGTAGTTTGCACCATTGTTGTAGTTGCTTTTTGATTAATTCTACTTCATGCGGAGTTGGATCCTCATGAAATTGTATTTCAAAAGGTGTTCTATTTTGGTCATTTAGTTGAGTACTGAACTCTGCAATGATATCTAAACATGCATTAACTTCAGCATCAATATCCATCATCTCATAT